GAAGCATTATGGCAGAAGCATCAATTGACATCGTTGCCGGTTACGATGGATTTAAATATTTCGGATCGGGGACGGTTACATCCGTAAGTTTTGACGCGTTGGTTGTTCAGGCCGACACGGTGTTCACATCGTTCACAGTTACGCAAGAAAACGGAACATCAACCAATGTTTTGTCGGCGCGTGGCATGTCGGGAATCACATTTCAACAAGGGGCATATTTGCCCGCCGGGAAAGGCAACAAAATCACCGGATTTGTAATCAGCACCGGAAGCGTAATCGCATATTAAAATGATTGGAATCAGCGCATTAGGAATTGGCATTCGAAGCGCACAATATTTGGGGCAAGGTTGGCCCATCGTTGTTGCGTACAAAAGCCGCGTGACCGCCGATGGCGGTTTCTATGAAGGTGTTTCATGTATGTTAAACAAATTAAACAATCTATAAATGTCAGATTTATTGAATTCCGCGTCATTGGTGATGATTCCAAGCGGATACAAAGAAGATACCGTATTTTCAGCAATCCCCACCGACGGAAGCGGCGATTTGTCATTCACCCGTGCATCCAACGGAACGCGAGTAAATTCCGCGGGATTGGTTGAGGTTTGCCCGTGGAATTTGGAGCAGTATAGTGAAGATTTACCAAATGCAATATGGGCAAAAGCCTCATTGACATTTAATTCAACTGTAACTGCACCAAACGGAACAAGCACCGCACAAAATTATTCAACTGCGGGTGCGTATGCCTATGCAATTCAAGTAGTTACAGTTTCATCGGGCGAATACTACACTGCGAGTTGTTACTTAAAATATACAAGCGGAGTTGGTTACATCTCAATAGCATATGCCGATGGCCCAGGTGTAAATTATATTCGGGTGACTGCAAATTTAATTAATGGCACAATTGGTTCAATTGAGTATGGTGGTAATGGTGCAAACGGAACGGCAACAATCACAAGTGTTGGCGATGGATGGTATAGAGTAACCGTTTCGGGAACTTTGACAATTGGCAATGCGGGATTAATCGTTTCAAATTTGGCATTGGGTGCAACAACATTCAGTATTTGGGGCGCACAACTAAACATAGGAAGCACCGCCAAACCCTATTTCCCCACAACCGACCGATTGAATGTTCCACGCCTAACCTACCAAAATGGCGGGGGCGGGTGTCCGAGTTTGTTGTTGGAGAAGCAGTCGACGAACATTGTGTCTTATTCCGAGCAATTTGACAATGTGGCTTATACCGTAGCCACAAATAATGGCTCATTAACCCGCACCGCAAATTATGGGTTTTCGCCCGATGGCACACAAAATGCCGACAGATTGCAAATGTCAATTACCCCAGCAACAAATAATTATTCTCAATTATACCAACTTTTGACCGTAACATCTGGGCAAACTTATACTTGGAGTGTTTACATAAAAAGTTTGAGCGGTACGCCAACAATCGGATGGGCATATGACGGTAGTAATTGGCAAAATATAACTGTTACTACGGAATGGGTTCGCTACACACGAACTGCAACCGCAACAAGTATTAATATAAATGCTGATTTTCTTTTATACCACAACATTGGTACATCTTCAAGTGCAGACATTTTGGTTTGGGGTTACCAAATTGAGCAAAGCAGTTACCCAACATCCTACATCCCAACCACAGCTTCATCGGCTACCCGTGTGGCGGATGCTTGTTCAAAAACGGGGATTTCAAGTTTGATTGGGCAGACGGAGGGGGTTGTGTTTGCTGATGTTAATGTTAATATAACGGGAAACGCAGGAAGTTCTGCGGGAATTTCTATCAATGACGGGACAAGTTCAAATGTCATAGCGTTTGGCTATTATCAAAATGGGCGCATACAAGCCGCATCGTTTGTAAGTGGCTCTTTAGTAGTGAACATTGACCTACCAAGTTTTGGTTTAACAAGTGGAAGGCATAAGTTTGCTTTGGCATATAAATTAAATGATTATGTTTTTTATGTTGATGGTGTGCAAGTCGGTAGCGACACATCGGCATCAGTACCAGCAACAAGCGTGTTACTTTTATCCGACATTATTGGTGCCGACATTTTTTACAATCAAGCCGTTCTATTCAAAACCCGCCTAACAAACGCAGAACTTGCATCACTAACAACAATTTAAGCAATGACAAAGATTTTTCGCAAATACGAATTTACCCCCACCGAATGGGCAACGCTTCGCAAACTTATTGAACAAACCACACTAACGCCAACAGGAGACGAGGTCTCCAGTTGGGTTGATTGTGCGGTAGTTGAGTTGGGATTTTTGCCAATTACACCCGCAGTTTATGACGGGATGGAGGTTGTAACCCCCGCAGTTTTGAGCGACAAGTGGGCGGTTGACATTTTGTTTTATGCAGAACCACCCGCAGAGTTTACGCCGTTTGAGGTTTGGCCGAACCCGATGGGGATTCACACTTTTTCGGGGGATGATTCATTGTATTTAAAAGGGTATTGTGAGAAATTCCCTGATTCACCATATTGCGCAATCGCAAAACCCGATGAAACAATTTCAAAATGATACAACGGCGGCGATTGCAACGGCCATTTCGGGCAGTTCTGCGGTCATTCAATTTACCCAAACTTGGCAGCCAGTTCTTTCTTTTGCCGTGGGTATTATTGGTGTTATTTCGGGCCTTTTCGCGATTCGTTACTATGCGAAAAAAATCGACCAATTAAATGGCAAAGAATAAAACATCAACTGTTAACGCATGGCAGCCAAAACCAAAAAAGAAATTGCGCCGGCACACGAAGCACATGAACAAACACAAGTCATGCAAGCCAAGCCGCGGACAAGGTTAAAAAACTATTTTAAACCAACGCCAAAGCGTTTTCGCGTTTTGGGCGATTCATTGGCAGCCGCATCTTTGTTTGTTGCCGGATTAAATTTGGATCACCCAAAAATTATGTTGATTTCGGGTGTATGCGGTGCATTGGGAAAATTCATTACAAACTTTTTTGGCGATGCGGAAAATTGAGGCCACAATATTGTTGTTGATTTTGTTGGCGTTTGGTGGCGTTATTTATCTTGAATTTTGTGTACCAAAAAAAACAAATGTTGTTCATGGGCCGGCCATCAGGATTGTTGAAAAGGAAATTGACACATTGCACATCATTAAAAAAAAATACAAAACGCTACATGACACGCAAATACTTATTCAAACCAAATATGAAACACTTTTTGTGGCTTATCGTGGCGATACAAGTTGTTTCACCACGCGCCGCATCATCGCAATGCATCGATTCATTGACAGTTGCGGAAAGTAATCACTATTTATTGAAAGGTGCAGAGGCACGCGAGCAGCTGGCAATTTGCCGGCAATATCGCAAAATTGATTCCGAGGTCATCGCACAACAAGAACGCATCACAAACAAATTGTTGGACGAAATCAAAATCCGGGATGATAAGTTTATCCAATTGCGAAAAATCACAATCGTGTTGGGCATTGCATTAATATTTTTTATCGCATTATGAAAAAATTGAATGTTCACACAATTGAAAAAGAATTCCAACCCACAAAAATATTGTTGATTTCGGATTTGCATTGGGACAATCCGCATTGTGACCGGGAATTACTTAAAACACATTTAGAGCAAGCCAAAAACGGCGGTCACGATATTTTGATAAATGGTGATTTGTTTTGTGCCATGCAAGGAAAATATGACGGTAGGCGTTCAAAATCAGACATCCGGCCGGAACACAATAATTCACGGTATTTGGATTCTTTGGTTGAAACGGCATCGGATTGGTTTGCGCCCTATGCAAAAAACATTCGCGTGGTTGGGTATGGCAATCATGAAACATCAATTTTGCGTCATTGCGAAACGGATTTGATTGAAAGATTTGTCACATTGTTAAACCACAAAGGCGATGGGCAAATCATGGTTGGTGGATACGGCGGGTGGATTAATTACCAGTTCTATCAAAACAAACACCTTCGCGCCGCATACAAAATAAAATATTTTCATGGATCGGGTGGCGGCGGTGTAGTCACAAAAGGGTCAATTAATTTTAACCGGATGCAAACGATGATTGAAGGCGCGGACGCAATTTGGATGGGCCATGTTCACGAATCAATGGAAATCACATATTCAGTCGAATATTTAACAACAAAATTGACCGTGAAATTGCGCGACATTCTGATGATCCGAACACCGGCATACAAAGAAGAATATGACGGCGGGCATGGCGGTTGGCATGTTGAGAGAGGCGCGCCACCAAAACCATTGGGCGGGCGTTGGTTAGTGTTGACACCAAAAAGGGAAATTGACAATGCATTTGTAATTGCGACAACCTACAAAACGAATTAACATGATTACAATCGCAGTATTGAAACGCACAATGGCCGCCAAAGGATACGCATTTTTTGAAAATGGTGATTTCAATTTGAACATCATTGGGATTCGTAATTCAACAACCGGGCAAAAGGTCACAAACGCATTTGATGACAAAATTGTTGTGGCTTACAAAGAAAAGGACAATTGGTTTATTAAAGAATGGGCAATCACAACCGACAACGGCGCGGGTACGGCGCGATTGAAACCCGGTCAATATCGCGGATCACATTTCATCGGATTGCATCAGGGTAAATATGAAGCATTAAAACAATGTGGCCCGGTTACCGTATTTCGTGATGACATAAAAGATGGCATTTACAATGAAAACGCAACGCAAACCGGTGTTTTTGGCATTAACATTCACAAAGCCGGTGTTGATTCGGTTCAGGTGAACAATTGGTCGGAAGGATGTCAGGTTTTTAAACGCACACAAGATTTCAACGCATTTATGTTATTATGCAAAAAAGCGGCCACCATTCACGGCAACCGCTTTTCGTACACATTAATCACATCAAACGATTTGATATTCGACAAATAGATTTACTATTTGCCCATTTTTGCGTTGTTTGCGGCAATGTCAACCACTTCATCGGCTGAATATAGGCCCATCATGATTTCGGGCGCGTATAAGCGACCAAAAAAAGCCGCCGCACGATATTTCAACATCAATTCCGGCATGGTTTTCCATTTTGAACCCGGTTTTTCCGACCAACCTTCAAGTTTTGCCATTTCCATTGTCACCGTTGGGCCTTCCAAAATTGTTCCACTTTGTTTGTCGGTTGTCACGGCCTTGCATGATGTTGGCGTTGATTCAAATCGAAGCGTTCCAAATCGTCCGCATGAATTGAGCGAGGCAATAATAAATGACGAACCCCATGACGGGCGACCATGAATGATGTGAAGGTTTTGCATGACCATTAAAGGCGATGCATTCATCCGGTGGGCCATTTCCAATGCCACCATCGTGTTTGCAATGTTTCCTTTGTACTGATTCGGAACAAGGTCAGATGATGATAGTAATTTGGCGATTCTTTGCGCATGTTCAAATTGCGCGGGTGCAAACACCTGACCGGATTCACCGGTTGTGTTGCTGATGATAGTCAATTCGTTGTTTTCCATTGTTCAGCAAATATACACAATGTTGCAATTGTCAACAACCAATGCGCGATATTTGCGCAGATTCATCCAAACTTATCGTTGTTTCATCATTGTTGATTTAAGGGGCGGCCGCCGATGGTTGCCCCTTTTTTCGTTTGGTTTGCAAAAATTTTAAAAAAAAATCTAACAAATGTTTTTTTGTTTGGGAAATGTGATTTAACATTGCATCAACAATGACAAAAACAATGAAAAATTCATCAATTAGCAGCTGGACATTGCAGAACGACTACAATTCTGCAAACAAATCAAATTTTGTTTATCATTATGAATCTAATTTGGGTAACACTTTGAAATTTCAAAGTCATCCAACAAAATCATTTTGTTATGACATTATTGAATCAACAATCCCAATGAAACAAGTTAATAAGATTATCAATTGTTTCATTATGCAAGGAATTTCACAACATGATTATGTTGGTGGTTTTGCCGAGGCAATCAAAAAATTAGAAATCAAATAAACAACAATAATATGGATTTAATCTACCTTATCATTTTAACGCCCATCACTATTGCGGTGATGTATGCGTGGCATTGCATTAAGCAAAACACAAAGCGATTTGAAGAAATCGAAGAAGCCAAACCCTATCAATTTGAACGCGATGAATACATCCCGGAATTCAACGAATTCACGCAAATGTTGCATCAGCGCAGAATGTACAAAGGCAAAAACAAATAAAAACAACGACAATGATAATCATTTTTTTGACCATTAGTTCCATCGCTGCATTCATTTTGTGGTTGATGTTAAACGCCAGTCGCGCACAAGTTCGCGGCCTTGAAAAAACTATTTTCAAACAAAACAAATCTATTTTTGACAATGAATCAAAATTGTTGACGCAAAAATCGCAGATTGCGGAATTGACCGACAAGTTGACAACATTTTCAAATTTGTATCAGGATGTTCAACGCAAATATGAGGATTCCGTTTTGCGTGATGCCGCCATCCGTGAAAAAGCCCGCATTGCAAAACAAAAGCAACGCGCAAAGAAAAAGGAGGCCGGAAAATGAGCGCAAAAATTACGGCGTTCATGCGCCAAATCGAAGAAGGCAAAATTGAAAGTAATCGCGCCAAAATATTTGTGGCCATTCAACGATGGTCAAGCATTTCAACAAAGACATTGATTGACAATTACGGATTGCACCCAACGGTGACATCCGTATTGTCATCACTTGAATCAGATGGTTTGATCCGCAAATCCGGCGAAATTGAAATTGATGGTCGCGTATTTTCACAATGGGTTGCACATTCATCAGTTGATGGAATCATGGCCCACAAACGCGAAATTGAAGAAAAGAAAAAGGCGCAATGGATTAAACGAGCGCAAAACGCCGGATGGATTGACAATCAGGTTGCATTTTTTTTGACTAATTATTTAGCCAATGGAAAACGATAAAAAATCAGCAATGAAAGAATTCATCGAATATTTGGAAATATTTGAAAAAATCAGATTTCGAGATGGTGAAAAGGAATATTGGTTGTGGCGCGAAAAGGAATTGAATCAACAATATTATAATGACGGGTTTGATTTTTATCGCAAATCAAAAGAAGAATCATGAATTGGAAAATCATAGTATTAATAGAGTTGCACATATTTGTGGCGTATGTTATTGGGTATAAATTAGGGAAATCAGATGCAAAGAATAACGGAAATAATTGATGCCAAATTTGGCGAACTGGAAACAATGACAAACAAAGAATTAAAAACATTTTTGACGCAATTAAAAGACATTGAAACAAAAACATTGATAAAGGTACACAAGGACGGTAAAAACACAATTTTAAGCAATGAAACAAGCCACAACGCAATCAAAAGATTATTTTCGTGAATATGTCAAAGAACGCAGCAAAAACGCACGATTGGCGTTGGATATTATCCGAATGCGTGACCAATATGAACGCGAAATCGCCAATTTAAAAAATGAAATTATTTACCCACAAGTTAAATTTAAAACATCATTAGACATTCAGAAAGAAAACGCAATCAGCCGATTGGATTTGATGAATCAGGTTTTGCAATGTTTATGTGAAATCGGATCAATGACACCGGGAAAAATATTGGGCCGATTGCGTGAGGGTGATGTCGTGATGATTCGCCACATGTATTCATTCATTTTGCGCCGTCATTATCATTTTACATTTGAGCAAATCGGAAACAAGTTGGGGCGCGACCATTCGTCAATCATTCATGCGGTGAACACTTTTGAATCATGGAAAAAGACCGACCGTCATGCGCGCCAGTTGTACAAAAAAGCGTTGGAAATTTTAAAATTGGAAACCGATGGACAAGGCGAATAATACCTACAAAGAACGCCAAACCGTTTCCAACATGTCGGAAATGTGGTTTGTTGATTACATGGAATCAATTGGCATGCCGGTGCAAAGGTTTGGATTTGACGAAAAGGAAATCAATTTGCATGGGTTTTGGAACATCCATCGGTTGATTCGGTCATTGCCTGATTTTGTTTACTACAATGTAAAAAAACAACGCATGATGTATTTCCACATAAAAGGCACAAACAAGATGAAAATTGATGATGTAATAAATTATAGTGCATTTGAATTTTTATTTGGTTTAAACGCTGATTTGTACATTGTTTTTATGTTTGAGGCGGGCAAACCAATCAAACGAACCATGCGCCAAATACGGGAAATGATGACCGGATTGACAATTGCAAAATGGCATGATGGCAAACAATATGTTGCATTAGATTTAAAACAATTGGATGGCAAAGGATAAAAAATCATTTGTGTTGTATTGCGACATAATACACACAATCGAACAATTAACGGATGAGCAAGCCGGCCACCTATTCAAACATGTTTTGCAATATGTGAATGACCTGAATCCCGAAACCGACAATGTAATCACCAAAATCGCATTTGAACCAATTAAACAACAATTGAAACGGGATTTGGTCAGATACGAAAAAATCCGTGAACGCAATTCATTATCCGCGCGCATGCGATGGGATGCGAACGCATGCGAACGCATACCAAACGATGCAAAAAATGCCGATAATGATAATGATAATGATAATGATATAAATATAGTATTAGACGAAAAGCCAAAAAAGCCAAAAAGATTCATTAAGCCAGTTGTTGACGATGTTCGCAAATACATGTCCGAATTGAACATGAACGACATGTCGCAACGCTTCGTTGATTACTACGAATCAAATGGATGGAAAGTTGGCAAAAATCCGATGAAGGATTGGAAGGCGGCCGTCAGAACATGGAAACAACAAAACAATGATAAACAACCAAAACAAGAATCTTTTTACAAACCTTTAAAATTTGACTAATGATGTGGATCGAAGAAATCAACCAAAACACCGCCGTGGTGGTATTTAACGGCAACCATTTGTTCACGGGTTCGTGGTACGAATGTTCACTATTTATCAAACAATTTGGAAACACAACAATTGAAAACAATGAGCAACAATAAACAAATAAAAAACGGAGATGTATTTGACATAGGTCAAACAGTAAATGGCGTAAGCAGGTTTCTTTGGTTCAACAACAATTGGTATTTTTTTGAAGAACAATTTTCTCGTGAATACGAATACGACCAAGATGAATTAACAAAAACTGTACAAAACTGGAATGACCTTGAAGAAATTACATTTATTAAAAATATATTTCAACAAATGAGCAACAATAAACAAAGTATGAAATGAAAACATTTATAATAACAATAGAAATAGAACACACCGACCGTCAATTCAATTCTTATCCGGTGCAAACATTTATTGCCGAACTAAATTCCCCAGCTGCAAATTGGGTGAAAACAATGAAAAAGGCATTTCGGGAAACAACATTAGGTGAAAAAGCCGAATCAATAAATGTGCAATATGCCATCCGTGAACAAAACAATTATGTTCGCATTGTCATGGCCACAGTTAACAACATTGACAAATGGCGTGTGTATGTGAATCAGGAATTGAAATTTGAATCAGAAAACCACGCATATGCGTTTGCAATTGCGGAATACTACAAACAACAATGATGCAAATAAAAGATTATCGACAAACCAAAATGTTCAGATTGAAAATTCGATTGTTGCCAAATTGGAAGAATGTGTTGAATTATGCAAACAAACGATTGCTGAAAAAACATTATGCAAGTTTACAAGATTGTTTGATTGAAGGGTTTAAATGGGATGAAACACCGGAAGGTCATGAATATTGGCAAAATGTTCACGATTCAATCATTTGGATGCCCACAAAAAAATGTTGTGACAAATGGATGCGTGTAAACGATGCCGGTCAATACTACAAATGTCAGGTGTGTAATCGAAAAGAATCATGATTGATAAAGTACAAAACATGGATTGTATGGAATTTATGAAACAATTTCCTGACAAATATTTTGAATTGGCGATTGTTGATCCACCCTACGGAATAGGCGAAGCAAACGAAAAAAAAATGCAAAGCCGTGACTATTCACAAAAAAAATACAAAGGCGGTGATTGGGATTTGCATGCGCCCAATACGGATTATTTTATTGAATTGATGAGAGTTTCTAAAAATCAAATAATTTGGGGAAGTAATCATTTTATTGAAAACATACCAAACGCAAACAGTTCGTGTTGGATATTTTGGGACAAGGATGGTTATGGTGATTTTGCTGATGGTGAATTGGCATGGTGTTCATTCAAAACTGCAGTGCGCAAATTTAAATGGACATGGAACGGTTTTAGAAAACAAAGTCACGAAGATAGAATTCACCCAACACAAAAACCGGTTGCACTTTATAGATGGTTATTGAAAAACTACGCAAATAAAGGCGAAAAAATATTGGACACTCATTTGGGTTCAGGTAGTTCGCGAATAGCGGCAGACATGGAGGGTTTTGATTTTTATGCGTGTGAACTTGACAAAGATTATTTTGAATCAAGTTGCAAACGATTTGATGATTACAAAAAGCAAATCAAACTTTTTTAACAATGACGAACGAACAATACATCATCAGCCAGTTGGCGTTTTATTCCGAATTGCATCATCATTTGCCAAAGATTCAACCAAAATGGTTCAACGACAAATCATTGGGTAAAATTGCAAAAGCCATGCGCATTGTTTACGAATCAGGTGAAATTGTCAACCCGTATACAATCCGAAAATATTTGGATCGTGATGAATGCATATTGGCGGCCAAATTATCCGCAGCGTGTTCAGGATTGCCAACAATCAAAAATCAAGTAATCGAATTACAATACAATTATGTTTTAAGCAATATTAAAAACCGCATTATTGGTTTGAATTTTGATGCCGGATTGATTGAAGCAAAGGCACAATTGCAATCAATCATTGATGAAGCACAAATTGACATTGGCCATGAACCAAAGGACATCAACAAGGTATCGTCAACGCGTTCAATGGCTTTGAATATCTCCAACGCAACTTGCGGAACGATGGCATTGCCGTATGCTTTCAATGATTCTTTGCGCCACTTTGGAATGGTGATATTGTCCAATCGGTCGGGAATCCCATCATCTCCGCCACAAATCGGGGATTCAGTTGGGAAATCGATCCATCCATTTGGCGCAACCTTTTGACCATTGAATCCTGATTTTCCAATCCCGTTACCTTTTCCCCGCAATCCGATGCCATCGGTGTCGGTAGCATTCCCATTGCTGCAAAGTGTTCCAAATACATCGCCCGTGTTTCCCCTCCGTAAATCTCCTTGCGTTTCATTGTTTGTTCCTCGGTCACTTCCCGTGGACTTGAATTTGGGGTTGGTAGTAATCCCATAGCCGCCATTCTCCCAATATTTATCGAATGACTGTCTTTCCCATTGTTTGTTATTCTTCTGCCATTTGCGTTTATCTCGCATTGTGATGTTGGTTCTTGTGTCGTTGGCGTAGGCAACAAACCAAACTCGTTCCCTTCGGTGTGGTGCATTGACCGCGCATGCAGGTATAATAACGGGCGCGACTTGATACCCAAGATTTTCCAATTCAGCGCACACCTCGTCGAATACCAATCCCCCATTCCAATTAGTGAGGCCGCGAACATTTTCGCCCACGACGAAACGCGGGGCAATCTCCCGTATTGCTCGCAACATCTCCGGCCAAAGGTGGCGTTCGTCTTCTTTTCCGAGCCGTTTGCCGGCTGATGAATATGGTTGGCATGGGAATCCCCCAGTGAGAATGTCAATTGTGTTTGCATATTTTGTGAAATCTGATTTTGTTATGTCTTCAAATGATTCGGCCTTTGGCCAATAATGTTTCAATACTTTTTGCCCAAACGGATTCCATTCACAATGGAAAACATTTTCCCACCCCATCCATTCGGCTGCTAAATCAAAGCCACCAATACCGCTAAAAAGGCTGCCGTGTCTCATTCCTTAATAGCATAAGTTACCTCAATGCCAAAGGCGTTATGCCCTAGCGTTGTTTCTTTAAAAGCCTTTTTCATTACCTTAACCCACTCGGCTTGAGGTAGCGAAATTCCCTTTATAAACTCTTGAATTTCGGTGCTGTTAAAGGTTTTGTCTGTGTGCTCAATTTCGACTGTTATTATAAATGTTTTCATTGCTCACCTCCTCCGTAGGTTTGTTCGTAGTATTGTTCACCAGTTATTGGTAGTGTACTTTCAGGATAATCAATTCCATGAACTGTTCCTTTGTTGTATGCAGTTTCAATTCTTTCCTTCTCCATTGCTTTGGCTTGTTTCCAATCTTCAACGGTAAATTCTCGATTATATGCAATTTCCCACAACCACTCCACTGCCGTTTGATGTTTATTGTTTGTCATTTTTTACAGCCTCCATAACGTCTTTGTATAGCTTTGTTTCTAGTTT